AAAAAAATTTTTATTTTATTTTATTTATTTTATTTTATTTATTTTATATTTTGACTTAGACTTTTCTTTTATTTGATCTTGTGGTGCCTTAGTAGCACCCGGCATACGACATCGCTCGTGCATTCTCCTGGCGGTGGGTGGGTAGCATTTTGGGGCTGTATTTTACAGAACAAGTGCTGATGTGCCCTTGGTTGGGCTTATTGTTTTTAAAAACACCTGGACACCGTTGGAACGGGAGATGTTCCTTCACGAGTAGTGGCCATGAGGACGGCGGGTTCATAATGGTCCAGTCGAGAGTTTTGCGAGCTGCATTAACCCACAAGGGCTCTTGATCAATGTAAATATCCTGTAGTGGCATTAGGCCAGGTCAGCATAGCTTAATGGAAAAGTGGACCGAAGTATGTATAGCAATTGTTAATATAATGTATTTAGTTAGTTTGTTAGATGTATTTTAATCACTCTCTTTTCTCATAGTCATTACCCGAAGCCGTGAGGCAAAACGATGAACCGACGCGACACAGGTTTATTCGTAGGTGAAAGGTCGTATGCCACGGGGGGATTAAGTAGTAAGGTTAGCCTAAGTCAAGTTTCTATTTTCAATTCTGTTCTTTTTGGTAGTAGGAGTGGTAAGTTTTATATTTTATACTGGTTTTGGATACACTTAGAAGGTGTCGCAAGTCAAACAGGAGACGGTGAACAATTGGTCTACATGGGGAATAGGGATTGTCATTGTTTTCTTGTTTTCGCATTACTGGTGATATTCCTAGTGATTGCGAACCGGAGGGCTATTTTTGGACGTGATTTATCACCACCATTGTTGTTGCGTCAGACTGCGTTTTATATGCGGTCCGCACTTAATGGAAGTCACGGTGAGGCAACCAACAGCGATGATGTTGTTGATCATTTAGCAATATGCGAGATGGTTGATAGTGAGTTAGAGGTTGCCCTTGACCATTGCCAGCTGGATGTGAGTGTTAGGGTAGTTTTGTACAGGGAGGACGATTTGATGAATTTTGCGTTACTTTGTGGTGCGGTTACAAATATTGTGACTTCGCCCGAGTCTTGTCAAGGTTTGGTCGATAGTTTATTCCTAGTCAAATTGTGTATTGCAGAGGAGTGTGTGTCTTCTTTGTCGTATACTGAGTTGCTGTATGATTTGTTTATCTACAGGAATACTACCCTTAAAGCCGTACGGTCATATGTTGGAGAGACTTTTTTCCATTTCATGAAGTACGATGTCGATATTACAATAAATTCTCTAGGTAGCTCGCCCAGAGAGTCTCAATTAAGATCAAGTCACGGAGAGATGACAGAAGGTGACGATCTTGCCTTTCCACTGCAAGGTGGTGCAAAATCTGGAGTGCAGAGTGCTTTGGACCAATTGAGTGGTTGTAAAGTCGAGTCTTGTGCTAATTCTGATGCCGGTAGTCACAACAGAGTTGGTGCGAGCAAAAGACGTCAAAAGAGAGCTAAAAATAAGCGGGTCCATGGGTCGAATCCAGGTGCGAATAAGAATAACCAGCCTGTCGTTGATGTGATAGCTGGTAGTGACCCCCCTTCACATGGACCCCCCCCCAACGTTATTAGCAACGCAACTTCCTCGAACGAGAAGGTTCACAGGCGAGTTATACTCAAGCAGGTGGACTGGAAAGATTATGTGGGTGGAGAAGCGTTGCTTAAGGCGTTTGAGGACAGGGGGGAAAAGCCCTTTTATTATGACGGGACGACGTATACCTGTATTTCTGGTGAGTTTGCTCATGTGAGAAATTACCAGGCCAATTGCCACAGTGTTGGTGATGGTTACGTTCGCGTGAACCAAATACGTGAATCGAAGGGACAGTGGGTTGACGATGATGATACAAATCGTTGGCAACCTATTATACCCTTGGTTGGTATTTATCAAGTGGATGGATACAGAAGAAACGCGCTTGATGAGCAAGGCCGGATGGATCCCACTCAGGTTGTGGTTTATCCACCGGCCACGCACTTTGTTCTTCTGCCTTTATATGACAGGATGAAGAAATTACCCAACACTGGTATTGACAAACTACATAGCAGGGCGACTGAATGTAGTGTAGACAGGGTCTCTAGTTTGTTAATTCCCGAATGGTTGATTAGTGATACTGTTGCTCATAGACGAGCACAATTGGCGAGAGCAGAGGTTTTGCATTTTAATACTGAGGCAAATATGATGTTGACTAAGTATGGAGGTGCTGTTGGCCGAGGTGATTTGCCTTTTGATACTCAGTTGCAGCATTGCTCAACCCAAAAATTTGGGTTTGTGCATATAAATCACAAAAGACTTAAGGATCTACCCACGTACCCCGTTCGAGACGATTTTACGGTGATAGAGGGTTCTCAGCATATGGATCAAGATGGGCGTGTCGTCTTTCCAATTGCGGAAGGTAAACTTCGCGAACAGTATTCCACTCGTATTACTGGTTTTCACGGTTTGAATCAACCCGTTGGCCATTTTTATGCGAATGATGCTGGTGGAGTTAACCACGGGTGTAAACGGGTGTTGGGTTGTAAAGAATCATTGGAGAATGAGCTGAAATTGCGTGGTAACGCCAAGAGTTTGGGTTTGAATATCATGGCTCATGAAGGTGTTTTAGACAGGTTTGCTGTGCATCCTGATATTGGACATTTTCATGTTCGGGGTGACTACGAGCGTAGTTCCACGAGTAATAGAACATGGTGGACAGGCAAAGACTTTAGTGACCACGTGAAGTGTTGGAAGTTGATGACTCAGCGAGATCCAAGGATTAATGTGAATCATCCTCAGGCTTATCCAAGAACTGATAATTCGGCATGCAGTCGTTTCATCGCAGCTAAAGCGCACAAGTTGGCATTAGGTTGCCAGCGGTATCAAGTGGGACGTATTCTTGATGGTGTACGTGGAGTGTCGCAGTGGGTGTATTATAAGATCATGGCGACATGGTTGGATGTGTACCACAGTGCCTTTACGCGACAAGCCATTAGTAATTTACCTCATTTGAAGCGCAAGTTGCGGCAAGCTTATTTTAAGGGGGTTCGATATCACGATTCTGATAATATTTTGATGGATCGGATGAAAGCCGCTGTTAAGAATGAGCTTAGTAAGTTTGGGAAAGCTCCGCGCTTATACCAACAGATGGGACGTGGCTGCTTGTATGCTCCAGACTTGGTTGAGGCTGCTAAGGTGTTGATAGATGGCATCCACGTGGAGAAATGTGGGAATGTCACTATGGTTGTGATGGTGTTCGGGAAGCGGAAGGATGGAGATTTGGAG